GTCCGGAAGAACTTCCGGGAGTATTACTTTTAGGAGGGTAGAGAAAATTATTTTTCAACCGTTTTCCATTCACATAACATGGACAACACAATTAACATATCTGAATATGTGTTTACGAAATTTCAAGGTGAGCTTGAAGATTTAGGACAACGACATTCAGAACTTATCAGACGAGAGTCTGAAACTATATATGAAGATGAGTTCGCAAAACACGAACTTATGGACATATCACCGCATCTTTATGATCAATACATAAAAGGATGGGCGCGAAGCTTCTACTCAGGAGAAAAGCATCTAGACTCGATCATGCAGTATGCGACAGAAAACATCCCTATCACACGGACCAACCAACGAGTTTGGCGACAGAGCGTCGAGGCCGTGCAGAATGGGTTACGTAGCCTTTCAACTGTGAAGGCGTTATCAGTCAACAACGAACTGGATCAAGTACACTACTTGCAGTCATCATCAGCCGGCTACGGATATAAAGGTGCGAAAGGACCACAACTAGGCGAAAATCACATGCGTGCGATTCGTCGAGCTAAGGCAACCCTTTTCTCAGCCATTAAACCAGATGGTCAAGGCATAGAGCATGCAATCAAGGAGTCAGTTCCAGATGTAGGCTATACGCGCACACAGCTAGCGTTTGTCGAAGATACGACAAAGGTCAGAAATGTATGGGGAAGAGCATTCCACTATATACTTCTCGAAGGCACTTGTGCCAGACCGCTGATCGAAAGAATATCTCAAGAGGATACTTTCATAATGATCGGACGAGACCCAACGCTAAGCGTACCAAGTAAATTATCTGAAATCAAACAACAAGGATTCAGATGGATAACTTCTATCGATTGGAGTCAATTTGATTCCACAGTAAACAGATTCGAGATTGAAGAGGGATTCCAGATTCTAAAGGATCACATCGAATTCCCAGATTTCGAGACAGAAATGTGTTTTGAGTTTTGCAAACAACTCTTTATGCATAAGAAAATTGCTGCACCAGATGGAAAGATTTACTGGTCACATAAAGGAATACCATCCGGAAGTTACTTTACTTCTTTGATCGGTTCAATCGTTAACAGATTGAGAATTGAATACCTATGGAGGTTACAATTCAACAGAGGCCCAGGAGTATGCTTCGTTTTAGGTGATGATTCACTTATAGGCGATAACAACTACTATAGCCCTAATGAAATTGCTTTCAAGGCACAATCACTCAACTGGTACATGAACGCAGAGAAAACAGAGTGTTCCACCATACCGGAACAAATAACTTTCCTCGGACGTACTATTAAAGGAGGCTTTAACCAGAGAGAACTTAAGAGATGCTTAAGACTACTCATACTGCCAGAGTACCCAGTGGAAACCGGAGAGATTTCAGCCTATCGAGCGCAGTCAATCGCAGAAGATGCAGGAGGCACAGGCGAGCTGCTCAACAAGATAGCAACAAGACTTAAGAGGTTTTACGGAATCGCTGATGAATCAGAGGTACCAATTAGATTACGAAAATATACATTTTAATATTTTGTAATGTAAACTTCTTAAAGGGAGGCTTTTAACCCCCTACTTTCGCACCTTTATATCCGTAGCCGGCTGATGATGACTGCAAGTAGTGTACT